CTCGGATAAACCGTGCCGCTGATCTCGAACTCGTTGAAATCGTCGTTTTTCTCGCTGACTTTCACCGAGGTGATGACGGTCACTCCGCCAGTCGGGATGTAATCAGGGATGAAGCCAGCGGCGTTGGTGTCGCCAGCATCCACCGTGGTCGTGCCACGGCCTTTGACTGTGAAATCGTAGGTGGGATCGAAAGTCTTGGCCGCGCCGAATCCGCCCTCAGTGGACATGATCATCTTCGACTCCATTTGTTTGGTCGTCTCGACGCTCTCGATCAGCTCGGCGGTGACCGACTGAACTCCGATTTGGTTGAAAGTGATTGCCATGGCTTTGGGAAATTAGATCTCGTCGTAGATGGTCGCTTGGATCTCGAACTCGGGGAAATCCTCGTTGCTCTCGCTCTGCTTGACGGAAGTGATCATCGCCACGCCAAGGGCGACGGTGCCGGGTACGACTGCTTCGATGTCGGCATCACCCTTGCCGGAGATGGTGACATTGCGCGTGATGAGCTTGCGCGGGCCTGCGTAGACAGTGACGCCTTGCTCGTCGCGGATGGTTGCGACCTCGACGGAGGAGTCCTTGCTCGACTCGCTCACATGGCCGGTATTCGGAGAGAGGCCGTGGGTGTTATTGACTCCAAAAGTCGCTGGCATGATACCAGCGGGGTGATGTCAACTTCACAAGCGGGTGACGCCGATCAGTGCTTCGATCGAAGTGACCCAGCGGCCATCGTCGGAGACGGCGGTGGTGTGATTGGTGATGTGAAAGCCGCGCACATCAATCGCGGTGATGCCGAGGCTCTGGGCCGATGGCAATGGTTCGGTGAAGGCGTCGCGCACATCGTCGACGATGTCCATGTGGGCGCTGCGGGTGCTGCCGTCTGCCGGGGAGGAGATGGAGACTTTGACTGTGGCCTTGTAAAGATTGCCGACCACACCTTCGACTTGATCGGCGAGCACTAGAACCGCGTGAGATTCTGGCGCGCGGACATCAGAACTGGTGCCGGTGAAGACCTCGATGCCATTGCCGAGGTTGCCGACGAGCTCGGCGAGGTAGTCTTCGATGTGTTGATTCATGGGGAAAAATTAGCGGCGGGATACGCGGTACTCGATGACGCCTGCACTTGGCTTGAGCATGATCTCTTCGACCTTGTAGCGCTGGCCACCGATCGTCATCGCGCTGTTTTGCGCGGGCGCTGGATCCGGTAAGTCAGCGACGAGCATGCGGACGGTGAGTGATCCATCTTGGGAGAATCCTCCTTCTTCGATGTCGATCTGCACGCCGCCCATCGAGATCGCGGCTTGGTACTCTGTGCCGTTGATCGTGACCGGCACACCAATGTCATCGAGGATCGACGCGAACGCCTCTGCGGCGGCTTGCTGAATGAGATTCACGCTTCACGCGCGGCGTCAAAAAAAGCCCCACCCGGATATTTCCAGATGGGGCTCTCGAACCTGACTACTACCAATGAAACAAAGGGGTCACTTTTTGCCCTTCTTCGGCTGTGGCGCCTCTTCGGCTTCCACGGCTTCAGGGGCGGAAGCGGCAGCGGCTTGCGGTTGAGTGCTGGGGCGGAAGATGCGGGAGATGTAAGGCATGCCACCGCGATAAAGTTCGCGGCGTGGTGCCTTTTCTCCAACTTGCGCCACCATGTCTTTCGCTTTGCCAAAGTCATAGCCGCAGTAGACGACCGAAGCGTCAGCATCGGTGCCGCGTGCGCTGTACTCCACAACAAGATTGAGAACTGCCATTTTCGTAAAAGGTTAGATTGAGAAAAAGCCCTCGGACCGATGTTGTCAGTCCGAGGGCCGTGGTGAGGATTAGGCGGAGATCACGCGGTGACCGGCATAGTCGGTGATCGCACCGGCGCTGCCACCTTGCTTACCGACTGCGGTGCCGTAGAGCATGGTCACGGTGAGGGTGAGATCGAGCGTGCCTTGCTTCTGGCCGAGGATACCGAGGAGCGAGAGACCGCTGTTCGGGTCGGTGACGACTTCGGTCGTGACGACTTGCGGGATGCCGTATTGAGCGGCAAGCTCGCTGGAATCGTCAGGAAGGCCGGTCCAGATGACAATCGACTCAGGAGCGAAGAACGCACCAGTGAGGTTGCCAGCGGTCGGAAGGTCGGGATACTCGACGATCTTCTCGAAGCCACCGAGGTTCTCAAGAACCACATAGGGATCTTGGCCAAGGCGCTGACCGTAGAAGTCACCCGAAGCGATGCGAGTGTCGGCCATGAGGGCTTCAGCGAAGTCGCTGTTGACGATACCGAAGCGGCGAGCAGGAGCCTTCTTCGAGTTGAGAGCCTTGCGAACCGTGCCGAGAGTGTCGCGGTCGGTGTTGGCGATGGTCTCAGTCGTCGACTGGCTAACATTCGCGGCGGTGAACTTGGCAAGGGCCGAGTCGACAACCGACTTGGCGAGCACATAGGCAGCGTCACCGATGGCACCGGCGAGCGCGTCCTTCTTGTCGGCGATCGCGTTGAGGTGAGTGAGGCTGATTGTGACATGCTTGTGACCATCGGCGACGATCGGCACATCGGTCAGAAGGCTGCGAGCTTCCGAGGCACCGTTGAAGTAGCCACCTTCGGCTGCATCGTAGTCAGCAACGCTGGGGAGCGTGCGGATGTGAGCATAGCCGGATTGGCCCTTCTTCATGCGGGTGCTGGTGAAGTCGGTGGACATCATGCCCAAAGCGGGCACGCGGGTTTTGAACGAGTCGAGCGTTGAGCTCAGGATCTCGGAGACGGTGAGTGTTGGCATGGTGATTGGGTGTGTTTGGGGTTAAAAAATGCGGGGATTTTAGTTTGAGCCTTGGGCCCGGAGCTTTTCGGCGAGCTTGCCGAGGCGGTACTTTTCGGTCGGGCTCGTGGTCGCTTTGATTTCGGCGAGCACGCTTTCGAGCGATTGGGCTTCCGCGTTGTCCGGCGACACATTCACGGGTGCGCTGGAACTGCGGGCGGCGATGGCGGCGGCCTTCTTGGCGGCTGCTTCGTCGATGGAAAGTTGGTTGGCCTTCAGCTCGGCGAGTTCGCTTTGCAGCGAGGCGAGTGTGGCTTTGAGATCGCTGATGATGGCGGTGGCGGATTCGTCGGCGGGTGCGGCTTCCTCTTGAGGTGCTGCTTCTTGCTCACCTTCAGGGGCGGCTTCTTGCTCACCTTCGGGCGCGCTCTCAGGAGCGGCTTCGTTGGTGATTTCCGCGACAACGGTCTCGACCGATGCGACGACTTCTTCGGATTCGATGGTGGCGACTTGTTCGCTCATGCCATCTCCCGCAGTGTCAACTGCGCGAACGGATGAAGTGGATGCTTGGGCGGCTTGTGACGCGCTGCGAGCGACGGTGGCGAGGCCCAGCGACTCGGCCTGCGGGCCGTAGAATGTCTGGCCTTGCATTGCCTCCGCAGGGATCTTGCGACCTTGCTTGGTGACGGCGGTCTTGAACTCGGCGAAGACTTGGTCGATGCGCTCTTGGATCAGCTCGCGTTGCGACTCGGTGAGCGAGGTGCCAGGGAAACCAGCGGCCTTGAACTTACCGGTCGTAAAAAGCTCGACCTTTACTCCGAGCATCTCGGCGCGTTTGCTTTGGTCGATGTGAGGGACCATCACGCCGATGGATCCAACCGATGCCGAGCGCGTCATTGTCACGCTATTGGCTTGCGATCCGAGCCAGTAGGCGGCGGATGCCATGGTGCCGGAGGTGTGCGCGTGCACCGGCTTGACCTTGCTGGCTTCGTAAATCGCATCGGCTGCCTCGGGCGTGCCGCGAACGGTTCCGCCAGGTGAGTCGATGTTGAGGACGATCGACTTGACCGCTGGATCGGCGGCGGCGCTTTCAACGGTGGAGCGAACTTCATCGAGGCTCGTCGCACCAAGCATCACGCGATCCCACTCGTCGGTGGTTGGAAGTAGCGGGCCGGTGATGTTGATCGTGGCTACGCCATCGGCGACACTCATGATCGACTCGGGCGCTTCGCTTTGCGGCAGCGTGAAGAGTTTTCCGGCGGCCATGTCCATGGCTAATCCGATGATTCCATCCATGGCCTCGGGCGCGATGGCCCATGGCTCCTGCGTCAAAATGAGATCGCGTGCGTTCACGCGATGCGTGGGGTGTCAATTCCCCATCACTTCGCAGGGCCAGTCGGTGCTTCGACCGCAGGCTCGGCTGACACTCCTGACGCGAAAAGCATCTGCAAGGGGATGTCGTATTTCTCGGCGAGGTCTCGCAGGTGAGCGATGTCGCGAGCACGGCGTTCGGCTTCTTCCTCGAAGTCCATGCCAAGCTCGGCGAAGTGGTCGCTGAGGGTCTTGAGACCGGCCTTCACATCCTCGCGGTTTTGCAGTGCTTCGCGACCGGCATCGACGGTGACGCGGCGCGGGGTGACGACGGAAATTTTCCACCATGTCGGGATCAGCGGAACCTCGCCGCGCGTGATGGCATCCCCAATGACGAACTTCCAGATGGGCGTGAGAAAACGGCGGATCAGGATATTTTGACGGTGGGAGAATCGGCGATCCGCTTTTGCAACCACCATGCGAACGCCAGCGCCACCGATCTTGCTCGAATCGGCTGCGAACTCGTAAGGCACGACGCCAAGTGCTGAATCACGGCGAAGGTGATCGAGGAACCCGGTGAAGGTTGGTGATGGCCGGTTGCTCTCGAAGGGTTTGAGCTCTTCGCCTGGCTTGAGCGCGACCCATTTGCCGCCGACGATCTTTTGCAGTGCGGTTGGATCCGAATGCACCTCGTCGGACTTGCCAGAGTCGATGTCGAGGCCGCCGAAGCCGTCGTTGCTGTCGATCTCGCCGGTGGCGGTCGTAATTGCGAACGACTTGTCGGCGTGATCCTTGAGCGCGTGCTTTTCGAGCGCCAAAAGCTCCATCTCATCGCGGATGTGATTGATCGAATGCGCCAGTGATGGCACGCCGCGCGCCGATGACGCACGCTCGGGATCAAAGATGTGGAGAACGGATGCGGCAGGAAGGTCGACGATGCTGCCGTCGTCCTGCTTCACATGGTAGGAAATCGGGCGGCCATAGCTATCGAAGCGGATGCCGTCGACGGTTCCATCGCCATTTCCACCGCTGACACGGTGGCTTTCGATGAGTTGGATGACTGGGCGGCCATCAACTCGGGTGAGATGCACAAAAATGTCGCCGTCTTCGTCGATTGCGCGGCAGATCATCATTTCGCACTCGGAAAGGGAGAATCGTCCCGTGATTTCGCACTGGCTCGACCATTCGTCCCAGTAATCGAGCGCCTGCGCGGTCCATTCGCGGTCCTCGGTCTTGGGTTGGATCTTGAGACCATCGCCGACTGAGTAGACGGCCATGTCGAAGACCATCTCGCGGGCAAATCCGCTGTTCTTCATCAAATAGCGGCTGCCTTTGATGATTTCGTTGCGGACAAGCGGCGTGGTTTCCTTCCGATGATCCTGCGGAGCGGCGGCGGGGAGGCGTTGGCGCACTGATGAGGGGTTGGCGCTCTCATAAGGCGACCATCCGAAGGCGGATGCGCCCAGCTTGGTGATTTTTTGCAGCAGGTTCATAGGGAAAATGGCCCGGTGCCGGACTGACAAGTGCGGCGGGTCTTGCCGTAGGTGAACGGATCGAGCTTGCGGAGTGCGTGCTGGCAGGCCGCGATGATCTCTTTGGTGTCCTCAAGGCGCTTGTAAGTGATCTGAGATCCCGACTCTTGGAAGCTGACCATGAGTTTCTTGAGCGTCTTTTTGTTCTCTTCGAGGATCTCGACCACCTCTTCAGTGGAAAATCCTGTCGTCATGTCGAGGGCCGCCATGCCCTCTGACAAGTTGTCAATCTTCGGCGGCTTCCTGCTCGGTTTCGCGACCCAAAATTTTCAGCATGAAGGCAAACACGGTGGCCATCGCCTCGCAGTCGAGCAAGTGGTTCGGGCGTTTCTGGATCCGCGACCATTGCCACTTGTCGCCGTCCTTGATCCGCATCTCGGATTCCAGTTGGCTCAGGTAGGCAATCTTCTTTTCGTCGTTCTCAACCTCAGCGAGCGCTTCGACCGGCACCTCCCATGTCGGGCCTCGGCTTGGATCCTGATTGCGGCGGATCCGCGAAAGTGCGTCTTTGATGTTGAGGTTCGACCAGTAGAACATCTGGGCGGTTTTGCCTGCCGCGCAGTTGATCGAGCGCTTGGGCGAGTAGAAACGATCGAGTGACTTGACCCGGACGCCGACGCCGAGGCGCTGTTTGAGTCGGTGCGTCCATGTGGCCTTGCGATCACCCATGAGCGCCACCCATCCGTGCTCGGCACATCGCTGGTAGACCTCGTAGGAGTTGAAACCGGCATCGACGCCGACGAGTGAGGATGAAACGCGGTACTTTTCCTGCTGTTCGAGCAACTCTTCCCAGGTGTGGGCTGTTCCCCAGTCGATCCGGCGGCTTGATCCATCGGGGCTCCATTGCGTGATGAGGTACCAAAAGTGGTCCATTTGAACATCGACGGTCATCACGCGCAGCCGGACCGGCGGGTCGTCGTCCTCATCCGGCACCCGGATCTTGCCACCGATGATCGCGCCTTCCTTTTCCCAGGCTAAATCGCCGCGCTGATAGGTGCTGTCGGTGATCTTGATCGAGAAATCCTCGGTGTATTCCGTGAACGGTAGAGCGAGGCGCTTTTGCCAGAAGATTTTCAACTGCTCCAAGTCGCCGGTGCGTGCCGAGGACTTAGCCCGAAGGTAAATCTCGGCGAGGTTGCCCCATGATCCAGCGCAGAGGCCATTCCAATGGAAGCCGACATTCGATTTCGCCGCTCCGGGGTTCTGGGCGACATAACGCGCTCCGTTCATAGGGTTGTTGAGCTCACGCCGCGATCGGTCGGTGTCGGGAAAGCGCGCGCCACACTCGCAGAACATTTCGGTGGTCTCCCTGACCCGCTCGTAGTCCCACGCGCCATCTTCGAGGCGGCAATCTTTCGACCATTCGATGTTTTCCCACTTCCACGGCTGCGTCGTCTTGCAGCTCGGGCATCGCCAGCACCATTCGCGCTGGTCGGTCGATCGGAACTTGCGATCGGTGTCGTCGTCGACCTCACCGGCCTGTGACACGAAGAACCTTTTCCCCAACCATCCGAAGGCGGTGACCCGCGCCTCGGCCTCGGCCATGTGCCCGGATGGCCAGCGCCAGGTCTCATCGCCGATCAACCAGCGGATCGATCTCCTTTGAAGGTTGGTCTTGGAGTGAGCACCGAGCACCCAGCCGGTCATGCCGTTGAGAAATGCGACCGAGTTGCGCTTGAGCTTGTGCCTTTCGGTCCCTTGCTGGCGCGGCAAAATCTCCCGAATCGGCGCGCATTGCTTCCAGAGCACTTGCAGACGGTTTTCCATCTGATCTTTGGCGTCTGAGTCTGTCTGGTCGAGCCAGAGCATCGGTCCGGGCGCATTCGCCGCGATCCAGCAGGATCCAAGCTCGGCGGTCATGGTTTTGCCTGCCTGAATCGCAGCAATAATCGACACCAGCGATACCGACGGATCTGCCAGTGCCTCCAATGGTTCGCGGATCCATGGAGAGTTGCCCGATTGGAACCCACCGGGTACCGGCGAGTACGGGATCGACTCGACATGCTGCTCGCACCACTGCCACGGCGGCCGGCGATCGGTGATCACATGCCCAGAGCGCAGGATCTCATCGAGTAGGTCAGTCGTCGGATTTCTTTCGTCCTCTGGTTTCAAGTTTTGGGATCTTCTTTTGATCGCCAGAGTTCATGATCGCGATGTACTCATCGACCACCCTGGCCATTTCTTTGCGGATGTCGACCGCATCTCTGCCGACCAGTAGCGGCGGCAATTCGTTTTCGAGCTTGTTCCTCAAAAGCGAGTTTGCCTGCCCGATGTGATAGAACCACCGCTCACGCACCGCATCGATCGGGACAAATTGCCCCTTGCGAACTAGCACCTTGAGTTCACGGTCTTCGACCTCGGCCAGTAGCTTTCGAGCTCGCAGCGCCTCGCCATCCATCAACTGCTCTTCACGCGATCCGAGCGTCTGGGATCCAAGTCCACGAGCGGCAATGAAGTTGCGCCACTCCGTCACCGAGTGACCACCATTAGGGCGCGGCCTCGGAGCCCCGTCGAGCTTCCGCCAAACATTCAATGTCTTGCGAGTAGTGCCCAAAACCTCAGCGAGATCGACCACCGTGGGCACAATATCTGGGGTTTGGCGCTTTTCCTTGGTTGGCGTTGACATGGGTCAAATGAGGTCTGGTGGTACCCTAAAAAGAGTTTTCTCACATTTTTTCAATGTAAGTCCGGAAAGCCGCGCCCTCGGGC